GGGGGATATCTGGCTCAAATGTATATGGAATTATATCCGGATAAGATAAAAGGCTTTATCTCCATTGATTCTGCACCTCTTCAAAAGTCTTATATGACCGCAGTGGAAATATGGCTTCTTGAAAGAGCAGAGCCATTATATAAGATATATCCATGGAAAGTGCTTCTTAGGGCAGGGTCAAGAGGGTGCGCAGAGACGGATTATGGTCAGAATCTTATGCGGAAGATGATGATGTCCTATGATTCAGATCCTGAAGAATATGCAAGGCTTGCCGGTTTTGGTTACAGGATGCTTGCTGAGGCGATCAAAGCAGATCTGCCATATCATATCAGTTGTCCGGCACTTCTTATCTGTGGCGAAAAGGATAAAGCGGGTTCAGCCAAAAGCTACAATAAAAAATGGCATCAGAGAGAAGGTTTACCGCTTAAATGGATAAAGAATGCCGGTCATAATTCCAATACTGACCAACCGGATGAGGTAAACAGACTGATAGAAAAATTTTTCAGCGAGGTAGATGGGAAAGGAGTGTCTGGATGATTAAGTGGAGCTCATAAGCATGCTGAAATTGTGTTTGTTAAGCCCCGCTAAATCTTGAGTACTGGGGCTTAATTTGTAATTTCTTTGTGCTAAGCCCCGTCGAAACTTAGAAAGTGGGGCGTAAATCTTTAAAATGTTTCAGATAAGCCCCGTTGGCGTTCTGAAAGCGGGGCGTAAATCTTAAAATGTTTCAGATAAGCCCCGTTGGCGTTCTGAAAGCGGGGCGTAAATCTTTAAAATGTTTCAGATAAGCCCCGTTAGTGTTTCGATAGTGGGGCGTAATCTACCAAAATTCTACAGTATACCCCGATGACTTCCAAGCAGAAAGATTCAATACGCATATGTGGCTATAGGGAAACACCAAAAGGAAACATAGAGGAAATCAGAAAAGTACCATGATACAACATGAAATGTAACACAAAAAAGTCCTTGAAAATCAAGGACTTTACAATGAATCGGAGTGGCGGGATTCGAACTCGCTATTCAAACGCTAAAATCCCAGTATTTATGCGGATTTCAGCGAAAATGTTTTGATTACCTATGATTACTTTTAGATAATTTTTCAAAGGAAAGGAGATTCCTGCAAAAGTGCTACTAAAGATAAATCGACCATAGATCGGTTTATTTTTTTGCGCAAAAACAGGAGAAGTTTTCAAAAAAATCTTGGTAAATGATTTTGATACCCCCCTACCCCTCATTTTCAGTTGAAAAATCGAAATGGATTTTTTTCAAAATTTTGTGTAGATTTCACACAGATTTATTCTGAAAAATGTGATCTGATTTTGGATATAGTATTCTTGATTATTCTTCCCCAGTTCTGGGGGCACACTCCACAAACTTATAATATGCCCCGCCTGCGGCTCTGACCGGCTCAAATTTGGACAGAAGTAGCTCAGGCGCAGAAACTCACGTATAGACCACATAATTGCCTTAAAATGGATTTTACGCAGTTATTCCCCATGTGTCAATCTGTTTCGGTCGGTAAGTGTACACTTTTATTTATAGCCTGCGCCAGCTGCTCCGAGGACCTGGCCAAATATTTCTGTGTTGTTGTAACGCTGGCGTGCTGGAAAAATTCCCTTGTTGCTTCAATATCATGGCCGGAGTTTTTATAGATCTGCTGGCCGGCAAACTTTCGGAAGCTATGTGTTGAGGTCTGCGGGATGCCTAAATATTCCCGAGCAGCCTTAAGCGCTTTCTGTACAGCCCTTTCTGTAAATTGGAATATGCGCCGCTCGGGGTTGATTCTATTTTCTTCGCAGTAGTCCCGAATATAGTTATAAACCGGTTCCGGTACCTGGTGCCGCCGTGCCTTACCTGTCTTTTCTTCCACGATGTCCATTCTGTAGTGATCGCCATCACGCACCAGAGAAGAAAGGGACAAGTGCAAAATATCACCGATCCTGCAACCTAAATTAGCCTGTATAACTAAGCAACAGGCCATATGTGGCGCAGGGCGGTGTATTACGTTGTCTTTTCCGGTGTAGCCTGTGCGGATTAGCGAAACAATACGGTTATAGCTTTCTTCATTAACTGCCAGTGTGGTATAAGCTCCCATGTGATTCTATCCCCTTTCGAACTCGTAAATTGCCCACCGCAGGGCGGCGGCTGTCTCCGTGTCTTTCTCTCGCTCCGCACGTTCTAACAGCTTGTAAAGTCTTTCAAGGTTCTTTTCTTTCATCCTGGCAACCTCCTATTTTTAATTTTAGGGCAGATTCTACCCATAAAACCGCCGCCGGTAGTGATCCGGCGGGCATCCTCTGCGGCGGCTATCTTAAAAGTATGATTTTTCATAGCAAACATTTTTTAAGTATGATATTTTCCTTCCAAGGCCGCCGCCAAGATTACAAACGTACAACATAACGTTTACAGGTACGGCATCGAGTAATTTTTCATACTGTTGCGGTTCCGGCATTGATGCAAGCCACTTTTCCCATTTTTCGTGCTGTACGTCCGCGCAATGCTCAATTTTCAAAAGTGCATCACCTGGAACATATTTGTACAAATTTACATACCATGTAATTTTCCCGCATTCCGCAATATGTGCGATTCTTTTATAATCTCCGTTTTCTTCGACTGCTTTGTTACACACCGTGATCCCGTTTCCAAGGCAACACATAAATAATTCAAAATTCTTTTTTCCCATGCTTATTTCCTCCATATTTTCATTTTTTCCCGGTTATCCGGGTAAAAGCAAGCCGGGGCATGATCCCCGGTGTAAGCCTGTCTTACTTGCTTAATTCTCTATAGTACCGGAGTACATACCCGGCCAGTATTCCGCAAAATAATAATATAAGGTTTTCCATGTTTAGACCTCCGTCAAGCTGCCGTTCTGACAATGTCACAAATAACGTAATATGCCTGTAAAAGTGCGTTTCCCTGTACGTCTAACCATTCCCGACCATATCCGGGGGCAAGTTCGCCGCCCTTCGTTTTCTTAAGCTCAGACGGGCAGCAGAGACGTTCAGCAATGTCACAATCATAAATCAGAGAGCAGCCGCCCCAACTGTACTGTTTCCAGTCAGCCGCACCATTCAGCAAAAGGCTTTTTAACTCTGCCTTGTCCTGCGGGATCTCTTCAACTTCCAGAGCTTCGACAAGCTCATAAGCATAGAGCTTTACTCCCTTATCCCATGCACTTCTTGCCTTGCTGTTGTTGATTGCTTCTAATAATTCATTCTTTCTCATATTGCTTTTACCTTTTCACCCGTGTTATAATCTGGGTGCCTTTCTTTTTGGGTGCCGCTCGGGTGATCTGTCCAGTATGCCGGGCGGCTTTTTATTTGTTAGTATAATAGTATTACATAAATACAAATAATGCAATAGTATTACATAAATATATTTACATAAAATGAAAATTCTACATTTTGCATAAAAAGTATTACATAAATACACGACAATATTGTTTATAATGTAATATATTTAATAATCGTATTGCATAAATAATTATTACGTGATAACATTTAATAAAAGATTTTATGAAATAGGGGTGATATCTGTTGACAGGAAAAGAAGCTAAAGAACGGTTAGAAAAGCAGTATAAACGACAGAATGAGCATATAAAAGAAAATTACGACAGAATTTCTATAACATTGCCAAAAGGAACAAAAGAGAGAATAAAAGCAAAAGGAGAAAGCGTAAACGGATATATTACCCGGCTTGTTTTGGCTGATCTGGATAATTAAGGCGGTCTTTCAAAGGCTGCCTTTTTTGTGTTTTTTCTGCTGTTATACTTCACATATAACAAAAACTTCCCAAGCAACTTCCCGAACAAATCCCAAGCAACGGACAGCCAACAAAGCCAGTATTTATGCGGATTTCAAGACTTTGCATTTTTCAATTTCCCAAGCAAATCCCACACATTTTCCCAAACAGTTCCCAAGCAAACCTCGCGCGCGGATATAAACTATATATATTAATATATTATAAGGGCTTAAAAAGGATATAAATAAAAGCGCGTGCGCGTATGCGCATACATAAATATTTTTATAAAATGGTGGTTGACATAATAATTCTGTGGTTTATAATATATCCATAGGGCGGCAATGATCCGCCGGAATAATTAAAGCGTGTATGTGCTAGCTCGCAGGCCTTGACCACATACAACGACCACGCAGCAGGCGTGCAGAGATCAGAGCAGACGGCTCCAGTCTATACGGTATCCACTCCGTAGGGCTGGAGCTTTATTTTTTTATTCGATCACTTCCAGGGATCCGGAAGACATGGAGCAGATCAGAAAGGACGGGGAGCCATGAAAGACAATACAGAGCTTGCATATAACGGAACAGAAGTATATACAAACGCTATGCAGTATTATGCAGATGAGTATATTACAACTCTGAATAAACCAGATGACATATATACAAGCAATGTATTCACTGGATTGATTAAGTACATAAGACGTAATATAAAGTTTAATAAAGATATATACGAGAGTATAGATGTATTAAATGATATATGGGAAATGTATACAGAACTGGTATATAAATATATGCAAAAGCCAACTATAGAAGAGTTTAGTTTATTGATAGGGATACATAGAGATACTATATATTCTTGGATGAATGGAGAGACAAGAAAGAGCGACTATAGCGAAAGGCTCGGTACATCACGCTCCGACACCATTAAAAAATGGCAGGATGAATGCAGACTCGGACGCTATAAAAGTGCAGCATCTGGCAATGTTGGCGGTATATTTCTTTGTAAGGCAGTCGACGGCATGGTTGAAACGGCACCTATACCAGTAGCCAACCAGGAGCAGCACCGGACAGCGGAGCAGATCGCAGCAGATTACAGCACCGCCGGAGCTCTTCCGGGGGATGTCCAGCCGGATTTTTAAGGATCTATCGGCAATATGCACAAAGGTTTTAGAGTGGCAAAAAAGGGAAAGCCCGGAAATATGGGAAAGTTCGCAAAATGGTATAAATGCGAACTTTTGAAAAGGGCACAGGATCAGACCGGGGGGCGGGGTCAGGTGAAAAACACCCCACCCGGCACAGCTTAGCCCATTAACCACTCAAAAAATAAAAAAAGCTTTATCTTACATACAGCCCATTAACCTACATGAGACTATATCACTTAATTCACATCCGATAAAATTCAAAAGTTACGTTCGATAACATGATTTCAAAATTCAAAAAATATAAAAAAGGGGTTTTCAGATGTTCGAGACACTGACAGAGATGTTCTCAAAAAAATCACGATGGGATTACCAAGAGGATCCTGTTCCTTATATTCCAAGAACAGAAGAGAATACAAGTATTGTGCGTGCAGTCATAAACCATAAACTGTATGACACATCCAAGGCACAGAAAATTTGCGATATCATTGTTCCTGGAGAAGAGTTATCGGGCATACCACTGACCAACTTGTTTGGCAAGTATGTGACTGTATATAAGGGCAATGCTGAATATTTCATTGAGGGGTATTCCACTATCATTCCCGTGGATGAACAGTGGGTAAGAGAATGGCTCGTAAAACGGAACGTTGAGAAATACATTGAACTATTTGGAGAACCGGAACTGGCTTAGGAGGACGTAATGAAAATCTACGGTAAAGAGATCACGGATGAATGTCAGTACTGCGGTGATGTCCTTCAGTGTGAATTATTCCTTCAGGGGCACGGAATCAAACAGGAGAGATCCAACATCACAGAGATGTTTGCCTGCCAGATGGATCATAACAATAAGCGAGATGGAAGCGCTTCAAACATGACTGGGAAAAAGAAGAAAGAGCTTCCGGAGGATGTAAAAGCAATTTATACTGCAGTCTGGAAAATCCATAAAGGCAATCCGTATCCTAAATCTGATGAAGACTGGGAGCAGATCAACCGGGAATGTAAGGTGCTGCTGAAAATGTATGATTGTCCGTTTGCACATAGTCTGATTCAAACGATGATTGCAGAAATAGAACGGCGTGTTAAAAAGGAGTCTTAGCTCAGCTGGTTAGAGCACCCGGCTCATATCCGGACGGCCCTGGGTTCGAACCCCAGAGACTCCACTGTATTGCTTAGTCCATGAGCAATACCCCCTATACCTCATAGCGGAATGCTGTTAAGAGCCGTCACAAGGCTCGTGAGGGTTTTCCAAAGTAAGAAGCGAAGCAACTGTACACAATTTGTGTACGATTCGTCTATGCTTTGGAATTGTCAGTAAAGACATATAAAATCCTGCACGGCCCTTGCAGACATAAAATGGGCGTAGGTGGTGGCGAAATTGGTAGACGCTATTGTTGTGAGATAATCCGTTGAAATCAACAACTTAGATGACGGGAAGCATGCTAATCGTGTGAGGTTCGAATCCTCACTCACCTATTTTCCATGATAGCGCATGGATAGTGCAACGCAGGGCACGAAAAATATTATTGCTAACCGTCTGATGGCGGTTTCGGAAAGTAGCTCAATGGGAGAGCGACAGACTATCGAGGTTCAATTCCTTTTTATGACTGATGGGAGCACGTTTGTAGTTGCCGGTTCGAGTCCGACCTTTCCGATGGTGCTGAGCTGATTTGATACTGTATGCGTAGCACAGTCGCATACAGAGATATGGAGTGAGGTGTCTGCGCATTTCGGGGAAGCGGCAACGATTGGCGGTGTTGCGGCGGACTGTAAATCCGTTCCCACGCGGTAAACATTGGAGGTTCAATTCCTCTCTTCCCCATTTCACTCAACTCCCTAAAAACACTGTTTGGCAGGTGCGTGGTAGACAGTCGTAATGGATGAGTTGTTTAAGAAATCGCACCATCAAGATGCAGTGTTCCCATAATGGTATTGGAACGGCTTGCTAAGCCGCCAGGCGTTCATTCGCCTTGCAGGTTCGAGTCCTGCACACTGCGCTTCGGTCAGATATGACTGAAACAGTCTCGGTAAGCCGACAGGACTTAAAATTGGAGAGCTTGCGTAAGTCACGCTAAAGACCATTGTTGCAACGATGCCTACGATAGCATAACTGGAAATGCCACGGACAAGCATCCGGGGATAGTGGGGTTCGATACCCCACCGTAGGATGAGGTCACAAGGTTACAAGGTACGCCGATGACCTATTAAACCCAAGCGAACCTGAGTTTTGGCAACGATTTTGACTTAAAAATCGAACGCGCAGAGGAATGTGGTAGAGGCGGAGGACTGCGAAAACAACGTACATCCGAGGTAAGGCATGAAGCGGATTGCCAGTGCTCTCTGAAAATAGTCGGTGGTTTATGAGAGCATATAAAAAATTGCCAACGTGCCCGAACGGTAAAGGGAACGGTCTTGAAAATCGTCTGTCAGAAATGGCTTGTGGGTTCAAATCCTACCGTTGGCGTTTCGATCTTTGATAATTGAATATTGATGGTTGTAGTGGTATAATATTCTCATTAAATTGCAAAGGAGAAGGCTTATGGGATACTATGTATTTGTGGATAATTCAAATGTTTGGATTGAAGGGAAATATGCATCTGCGGTGAGAAAAGGAATGGCTGATGATATTGTCTCTGCTCATACAGACAAGATTTGTGACAATTCGTGGAAGTTGGATTTCGGCAAATTGCTTTCATGTGTTGTAGACGGTCAGGTTAATGAAGTAAAAGAGGCTATAATTATTGGCTCAAAACCTACTCACAAAGACAGTCTATGGAAAGCGATGGAAACGGCTGGCTTTAAGGTCGAAACATTCCAAAGAAATGAATCGAACAAAGAAAAGAAAGTAGACACAGGGATTGTACAGGTAATAAACAAAAAACTGTATAAAGAATCGGAAGAAGGCGACGTATTCGTGTTAGTTCTTGGCGATAAGGACTATGTTCCGACAGTAGAGGCGATAGAAGAGGAAAACCGAAAAGCAAGAATTGTGTTCTGGGATAATGTTGCAGGAGAATTAACTATGGCAGCATCAGAATATGTGAGGCTTGAAGATAAGATAGACCAAATTTCACATGTATAATCATTACTACCAACCGTCAATATTCGATGGTTGGTATTTTTTTACGCAAAAATGGGGGAACGAATATGAAGCATGAAAAGGAATGGTACACCTGTGATCGGTGTGGATCTGAAATAAAAATGATGCCAGAAAGAAGAACTTTTTTAACAAGGAAAGTGATTACACCGTCAGAGTTTAGTATGAGATTTGCAAATGTAACAGGATATGTTGCTGATACTGAACTTATATCTCCGTTACTTATGGCAGTTCAAATTAAAGAAATATGCGATGTTGGATACAAAGACTTTCATTTGTGTCCGAAATGTCGGAAAAAGTTTGAGGAGTGGATGAAGAATGAAAGACACAATATTGTACATCAGTGATAGAGAAGAAAGAGTCGCAAACTTTTTGAAAAATCTTTTGCCTAAATTGCTGGAATACAAAAAAGAATATCTTTTGGATTTGAGACATGACATTTTGATAACAGATAAGGTTGATGTTGTTGGAAAATCATTTTATGGAAGTCATTTGGGGTGTGGATATGGGTATTGTTTATATTACTGCATCGATGAAACAATTGATAAAAACAGAATGACGGATAAAGATAATCAACAACTAATGGAAATACTGTTTCATGTTAGAGAAGGAGCAAAAGAAGTATCCGAACAGGAAATATTATATATGCTTGATATGAAAGTAGGTGGATGAAAAAATGAGTATGACAGCAGCAATTGAGAGTATAGAGCGTGATGCGCTGCGGCAGGCAATGAAGCCGGAGATTGAAATGTCCTTGGTTGAGCTCGCAGAGAAGATTGCACCATTTCCGCTATCTGAATTTCAGAAACAACTGATTAATGAATATGAAGAGTGTTTGAAAGAGAATGAGGAATTGGATTGCGTTCAGTCGAGTTATATTGGCAGAAATTTTATACTTCGGGTGATTGAAGAATGGAAACGACAAAATCAGATTGCAGAGCATCGCTGTCAGCGCTGCAACCGCCTTTTGGGTAAATTTAACGGACAGGCTGAAATCAAATGCCCGAAATGCGGGAAAATTAATAGAATTGGGGTAAAACGATGTTAGAGGTAAAAGCAACAGACGGACAAGTGGATATTACACAAATGGAAGGTACAGAAAAAAGACTTGTTAGTGATATTGGAACTATCGCGCATAAGGTAATGCTTTTAATTGCAAACGATGGTGCAAAGTCCGCTGACGAAGTTCATTTAAAGTATGGGATGTTGGCAAGGGAACTTGTTGATTACATCGAAACTACTGTACATAGGATTGATGAATTAGGAAAATAGAATAATTCAGAGCACCAGCCGTAGAGTGCCTACGCAGAGAGCCAAATTTCCAAAATGTAAGGAAAGGAGGCTCTTTTTTCGTGGTATCAGCACAAAATAGAGCGGTGGTGGATGCCATCAAGAAATCGGATCTGAACAGCTACAAGGCGCTGAGCGATCTGTTGGATATGGCAAAGGTGATTGCTGATCCCGAGGGGGATCATGATCTTGCCTATGCACTGAAGCTTACAAATTTCATAAAACGGAAGATTCCAACCCTACCGCCTTCCATGGGAATGAACGGGTTGTACTGGCAGACATTAAAGTTTGAAGCGCCGCATGTTTTTGAAAGTTTCATGTTGTACATGGAGAAAAACAGGCCTCCAGAAGAAAGGTTTTATCAGCCCAGAATAAATCCGCTACGGCAGGTGGCAGATGCAATACAGGAGCTTGCTGAGGATAAACTAGATGAGCTGTTTATCAATATGCCTTCAAGAGTTGGAAAAACACAGATCGTAAAATTCGCTTTTTTATGGTGGGGAAGTAGAAATACGGAGCTTTCAAACCTGTATACCGCATTCTCTGACAAAATTACAAAGGGTTTCTATGCCGGTATCATTGAGCTGATTAACGACCCGACCTATACATACCATGAAATATTCCCGGACATTGCAATTGAAAAAACGAGCGGAGATGATCTAACTGTTGACCTTGTGCGGAGAAAAACGTATCCGACATTCACATGCCGTTCAATTTACGGAACACTGAACGGAGCCTGTGACTGTAGTGGGCTTGCTGTTGCAGATGATTTATTCAGCGGTATTGATGAAGCAGTTAGCGTTGACCGACAGGCTACGGTCTGGGCGAAATTTGATAATAACTTCATGAAACGTCTGAAGAAGAAAGCAAAGTTGATCAATATGGGCACCCGGTGGGCGCTTGGAGATTGCCAGGGGCGTAGGTTAAATTTGCTTAAGGAAAGACCAGAGTACAGAAATCGCAGATATAAAGTCGTTTCTATACCGGCATTGAATGAAAATGACGAATCAAATTTTGATTATCCATATGATGTCGGATATTCCACGGAAGATTATCTGATGATGAGAGCATCATTTGAAGAAAATGATGATATGGCATCTTGGTATGCACAGGATCAGCAAACACCAATTGAACGATTGGGAGCGGTATTTGAAGCTGGAACAACAAAGACGTTCATACCGGATAGAGACCTGCCGGATAGAGAGCCGGACAGAATTTTCATGGCAATTGATGAAGCATTCGGTGGTGGAGATTATGTTGCGGGACCGGTCTGTTATCAGTATGAAGATACCTATTACATCATGGATGCTGTGTTTGATAATGGAGACAAGAGTATTACTAAGCCATTGATTGTAGATATGATTCTGAAATATAAGGTTCAGGCAGCACGATTTGAGGAAACAAAAACAACTGCTGACTATAGAGAAAGCGTGGAAAGCATGCTTAAGGATAAGGGCTATCGTCTGAACTCCTATGGTGAGCCAGCACCAAATAATGTAGCAAAGAGAAATCGAATTTTGGATAAAGCACCGGAGATCCGAGAAATGTATTTCTTGGATAGCAAGTGCAGATCAAAGCCATATCAGAAATTCCTTCAAAATGTGTGGGGATATAAAAAAGAGGGAGCAGTCAAGCATGACGATGCGCCTGATTCTATGGCACAGTTGTGTGTGATGAAATATGGAATTGGTGTAAAAACAACAATTATTGATAGTCCTATAGGGTAGGAGAAAGTTTATGGAAGTTTGGAAACCGGTGCGTGGATATGAAAAATATTATGAAGTCAGCAATTTGGGACGAATCAAATCCACTGACAGATTGACCGTTTTTAAAGACGGAAGAAAAAGAACGTTTTACGGGAAAGTGCTTACGATACGGACTGTGAACAATAGCGGATATTTGACTGTTGGGTTACATGATTCCGGAAAAACAAGGACATTTCTCGTACATAGGATCGTTGCGGAAGCCTTTATTGACAACCCGGACGGAATGGTTGAGGTGAACCACATTGATCAGAATAAACTTAACAATTCGGCTGCTAATCTGGAATGGTGTACCCATAGGGAAAATGTGAATCACGGTGATGAAATTGAGCGTGGTGCGAAAAAACAGAGAAGAGCGTTCAAACAGCTTGACAGGGATGGAAATCTGATAAAAGTGTGGCAAGGCTTCAAGCAGATGCAAAGAGAAACCGGATATCAGAGAGCTTCGGTTTATAGATGTTGCATTGGTCAAAGGGAAAGTTATCAAGGGTATAAGTGGGAATATGCGGAGGTAGTTTGATGATTTCAAAGGAAATTTTAACCCAATATAGTGACTTGCAGGAGGAAGTAAAAGAGGTACGTAATAGGATTGAAAGCACTGAAAAGCAAATTGCAAAAATCGAGGAAGAGGGCAATGTTATAGATACTGTAAGCGGCGGAACCGGTGGGATTCAGCACTTTAAGATCGAGGGCTTTCCATATCCCGAGTACAGCAGGAAAAAGAGTCTGTTGTATGTGAGAAAAGCTACGCTTGTAAATCTGGAGCTGGAATTGACTGAGACTTTGAATCAGGTAGAAGAATTTATCGCAGGTGTGGAGGATAGCCGGATAAGACGGATCATTACTCTTCGGTTTATTGAAAATCTGTCATGGAATAAAGTCGCAGACCGTATCGGGGGCGGCAACACGGAAGATAGTGTGAAAAAATCTTTCTATCGATTTATGGAAAAGTAAGGTTGTCCTATATGTCCCGAAATTATTTGTTATAGTTACAATAAGCGAGAAAGCAAATAAGCCATCGTTGGAGAAATCCGGCGGTGGCTTTTGTGTTAGGTGGTGAGATTGTGAGTGAGAAGGAACGTGAGGTTCAATATCGTGGCCGCGTAAAAATATATACGGATGTGGAGGAAATCACAAGGGACAACGTTATCGATGTGCTCACAAAAGCCATGATAAAACATGAGCAGAATAGCACGCAGATCCGCTATCTCATCAACTTTGAAAAAGGCGATCAGCCACTTATCAGGGAAAAAAGCGTTCGGAAGGATATTGATATTAAGTCAATTTCCAATCTGGCGCATCAGATCACAGAGTTTTGGCTGGGCTATTTCTGGGGCAATCATATGGCTTTTGTGCAGAAATCGGATAAACATCCTAAAGGCAGCAGGCCGGAAGATAATGATTCGGCCATTACATTGTTTAATGAGATGTACGATGCCGAGGACATGGAATCCAAGGACCAGCTTCTTGCATATTATCTGGAAGTTTGTGGCATATGCTGTCAGCTTATCGACATTAAGAGGAACCCTAGTGATGGCGAAGCGGTATTTGACCTCGTGACATTGAATCCGTTGTATTCATTTGTTGTTTATTCATCCGATGCCTATGAGCACCCGATGATGGGAGTATCCTACTCGGAGGATGAAAACGGGTCAAAAATTTTTACCTGTATCACGGACAATGAGGAATTTGTGATCCGCGATATGGTAGAAATTATTAACGGCACCAAGAATGAAAAAGGGAAAGAACTCGGCAATGGAGAATATGACATAACAGAGAATCCTTTCGGCAAGGTTCATATCATCGAGTTTGAAAGGGCCATTGACCGCACCGGTGTTTTTGAAAGACAGATAGATGAGTTAAATGCTCTAAATATTCTGGAATCTGATCTTTGCAATGATGTGTCCCAGACGACGCAGGCGAACTGGTGGGGAAATGACATTGAATTAGATTCTGATGAAAAAGGAAATCCGAAGGGACCGCAGGCTGGACAATGGATTTTGACTAAGACCAACGGAAGCGGTAAACAGCCGAACATCAAAGGACTTGTTCTTAATTATGACTATGCTGGTGTCCTTGCCAACATCCAGGCAAAGCACGATGGCATCTTGGAAAGAACATTCACACCGAAGCAGACAGAGCAGAGCGGCGGTTCTACGACCGGAGCAACAAGTCTTTCTTCTGGCTGGACAGCAACCGAAGCGGTAGCGTGTAAGCAGGCTCAGATCATAAAATCAGCGTACAAGCGCCGGAATGACCTTGCGCTGATTGCAATAAAAAAATCACCGGATGTTCCGCAGGACAGTCCGCTGTTAAAACTGAAAAACAGTGATATTGATGTGAGACCTATCCGCCAGAAGACGTTTGATATGTCCACGAAAATCAACTCACTGGCAACGATGGTTCAGAATATGGTCCATCCCAGAATTGCAATGGAGGCAATAGATTTCTTCCCCAATTTAGCAGAAGCAGTAGAAGATTCAGTGCCTATGATGCTGGAATATCAGAGAGCATTGCTTGAAAGTAAAAAAGCCGGGAAAAGTACAAAAAATAAAGATGACCAAGATCCAAATCCTGATGCAAAGCGTATTATGCAAGATTCCAGTGATCAGGTAACAAACAGTCCAATCAAAGATCTGTAAATTGGCACTTATCGAAAGATAGGTGCTTTTTATATGCGCTAGGGAAAGCGTATTTCAAATTTCGCAAACGTTAGGGAAAACGGTAATCGCAGAAACAAAAAGCTCGTAGGGAAACGAGGGTAATCAATCGCAGAAAGTAGAGGTATCGAGATGAAAGAAAATGAAACAGATAAGTTAGAAAATGATCAGATCCAAGGACCCGGTTCTGACACTGCGCTGGACAACACTGTGGCAGAAGACACAACCGGTAATGAGCAGGAAATGGAACTTTCTGTGGAGGAGCAGTTGCAGCAGATGCGCATCGAAAATGCCAAGCTGAAAAAGCAGCAGGAACAGGCGGCCAGTGATGCAGCCAACTGGAAAAAGAAATATAACGCAACTCTGACAGATGCGCAGAAACGAGATCAGGAAAAGGCTGAGCGAGAGGCTGAAAGAGATGCAAAGTTCAACCAGCTTCTGAAGGAGAATACGGTAACTAAGCTGGAAAAGAATTTCTTGGGACTTGGATACCCGCAGGACAAGGCGACAGATGCAGCAGAAGCCCAGTATGACGGAGACACAGATACTCTTTTCAAGATCCAGTCCGAGGTACAGCAGGCACTGATTAAAAAGAAAGAAGCCGAATGGCTTAAAAACAGACCTCCTGTAAATTCCGGCGCTGGCGGTGGAGATAACGAGGATCCGTTCTTAAAGGGGTTCAATTCATAATTTTTCAGAAAGAATGAGGTAAGATATTATGGCAACAGTAAATTATGCAAGTAAGTACAGTCAGAAGGTAGATGAGCGTTTTACGCTGGGATCTCTGACTGGTGCGTTGGTAAACCAGGAATATGATTTTATCGGTGTGGAGACCGTTAAGGTATACTCCATTCCTACCGTTGGAATGAATGATTACAAGACTTCCGGTTCTAACCGTTATGGTGATCCTGATGAGCTGGGGAATAATGAGCAGGAAATGACCTTGTCTCAGGACAGATCCTTCACCTTCACCATCGACCGCAAGTCTTATGATGACACTCAGATGACTATGGAAGCAGGTAAGGCATTGGCTCGCCAGATCGACGAAGTGGTAATTCCGGAGGTAGATATCTACAGAATCCATAAGATCGCAGCATCTGCAAAGAAAGAAAATATTATCGTCGGTGCAACTACTAAGACCAATGCATATGAAAGTTTCCTGTCTGTGCAGGAGAAGTTGGATGATGCAAAGGTGCCTACCGCAGGTCGTGTCTGCATTTGCCGATCCTCTTACTACAAGTGCATCAAACTGGATGATGCATTTACCAAGAAGGGTGATATGGCAACCCAGATTGCTATTCGTGGTGTTGTAGGTGAGGTTGACGGCGTGCCTATTATTAAGGCTCCTGCATCTTATTTCCCTGCAAATGTGGATTTCATTATAACAAATCCCATTGTATGCGTAGGACCAATCAAACTGACTGAGTACAAGATCCATACGGATGCACCTGGTATCTCCGGCTGGCTGGTAGAAGGCCGTGTTCGTTATGATGCTTTCTGCTTATCTCAGAAGCTGGATGCAATCGGTGTTCATGCGACTGCCAAGGTAAGCAGCATTGCAATTACCAAGGCACCGAATAAGACCACCTATTCTGCCGGTGAGAAGTTTGATATCGCTGGTATGGTAGTAACTGCCACTTATGATGACAGCACTACAAGAGATGTGACCAAGCTCATTGGATATGGACCTGAGATCATCAATGCAACCGGGAATGTGACTGTTACATACACTGAGAATGGCGTGACTGTGGAAACCACTCAGGCTGTGACAGTATCTTAAGATGAGGTGATCAGTCATGGTTTGTTATGAAAAAGATGGTGTAACCATGATTGTCAATGAGAACATGGGAAGGATTTTTGAATCTTGCGGTTATCAGAAAGTGGAGAACAGTTCAGCTGCTCCGCTTTCTGTGGAGATTCCTAATAATGATCCTGTGCCGGCTGACAATCCTGTGGAAACAGAGAACAAAGAAAAGAATCAGAGAAAGTATTCCAGGTCAGAGATCACTAGAATGAGTGTTGCCGACCTGAAGAAATTGGCAGAAACCCTGGGTATAGAAGTGACAGAGGAATCTACCGGTAAAGCTCTGAAAGAGCAGATCCTTGAAAAACTTGGTCTGTAAGTGAAATGAGGTGGCAGGATGGCTGATTTTGTAGAAGAAATCAAAAAGATGATAACTGAATATGATGAACAGATCGCGGTTTCAGATCTGGTTATCAATCTTGCCATCGAAGCATTTAAGGAACTGAGAAATTATCCGGGTTCGTGGGATGAAGATAGGATTCTTGCGGACCTGGAGAAAAACAAAGCCAAGATTGCTATGGCGGCGATTGAGATTGATTCCAAGAATGGTGCAGAAAATCAGCTGAGCCATTCGGAGAATGGAACTTCGAGAACTTATAGCGAGTATCTTATGGCTTACAAGGGAGTTGTTGGATTTGCAAACTGTGTATAAAAAGAAAGGTTAAGGTGATCCGGAATCTCCCAGCCGCGGGTAAGCGGTAAAGAAGATTGAGCGTGGCGAAAGCCGCAGGCGGCGCACGTTAAGCGGTGGTGGGTGGTGCGCCATATTTCTGTTTTGGAGGGAAAGACAATGAATTTTAAGAAAGCATATGAAGCGCTCAAACAGGGTGCTATGATTAAATGCCCGGAATGGGCGGGATATTGGAAATGGGAAGATAATTCCATTAAGATGCACTGTAAGGATGGCAGAATCCTTGATATTCGCGAGACAGAGAATGTTGAGTACACTCTCAATTTTATTCTTCGTGATGATTGGGAGATTGTCGGCGAAGCTGATGTGAAGGATTTGGATATTCAGACATTTACTTTCGGCGAAGCAATCCGCAAAATGAAAGCCGGACAGAAAGTTGCCCGCAAGGGTTGGAATGGCAAGAAACAGTACATTCAGCTTGCAACAGGCATTTCCTATGTGTCAGCAGATGGCGAGCTTGTGAATTGTGAGCATGATGCCATTGGAAATAAGGCAATCGCTTTTGTTGGAACATCTGGTGTTCAAATGGGGTGGCTTGCATCACAGGCAGACATGCTTGCAGAAGATTGGATTGTAGCTGAATAACTTCTTGTAGTTGTCCCTCTTTTGACATATAATTTCGTTGAAAGGGGAATACAAATGAAAAAAAGAGATCATGTAGCAAACAGTGATTTGACAATTAGTTCGCTTGTACTATTTAATGAACTATATGGGAAGAAAAAGTATGGAAAGTACAAATTTATAGTAAAACAGATTCCTACATCAGAATGGAACCTTCAAACTGCTGGCAGGATCAAATCATTAAAAATTGAGGTTAGAAATAGCGAAAAGCCACATAATTTACCGCATTTCCATGTTACGGCACCCGGAAAAGTTGATGCTGTTTATACTATCTCGCCAGTAGCTTTTTATAAAGGTGAAATCAGTGGGAAAGATAATAAAGCTGTTATTGAATGGGCAGAGAAAAATAGAGAAGTGCTTGTGGAAATGTGGAATGATTATCACGGTTATCGAATTAAGGTGAGCTAACGGGAGTGGTATGCGTTCATTAAAAAAGAATAAGCAGAAACTGTACTACGCAACGTACAGCGATGAAGTTCCCGTCTATGAAATGGACGAGGATGGAAAAATCAAACACACCGAGATTGACGGAGAACTGGTTCCGATTCAGATAGGTATTATGGCAGGCTATAACAAGCCTGTCATTTTTTATGCCAATATTGCGAGATCCGGCGGCGAAGCAGAAGCCAAGGAGTATGGCTTTGATATCGGCTCATATCAGGCAATTTTATCTTCATCGGATAAATTCTTGCCTATCACAGAAACGAGCCGTATTTGGCACGAGAGAGAGCCACAGTACCATGAGGACGGTTCGGTTGACGGGGACAGCGCAGACTATTCTGTCCTGGCTGACAAATCGTCTTTGAATGTGAAGAAATTCTTGCTGAAGAAGCTGCCGAGAGGAAATGAGTGATATGGCATTATCGAAGTTATCAGAAAAGTGCAAGGCTTGTCTGAAAGTTGATTCTTGCGACCACAAGAAAATGGAAATGTGTGCTTTGGCTGAATTACCACCTAAGATGTGCGCAGATGCCGGGCTGACCGCTTCGGTAAGTGCATCAGCACCAATTTTACGAGAGAGGATTGAAAGTCCATTGAGTTCATTTGCTTATCGAGATGAACTTGAAAAGGCGTTGAATGAAGCACATTTTGGAGACAGATTTATGATGTTTGGAGCGTGAAATATGGAAAACAGAAAAATCAATATCCTTGGAACTGAATACACGATTGAAACTCACAAAGTGTCAGAGGACAGTTATTTGGAGAAAAATAAACTGGCTGGATATTGTGGAGAAGAAAGCAAGCTGATTGTGATTGCGGATATGTCAGAGGAAAAGTATTTCTCTGGCATGGGCGAAAAAGAGCAAGAGGTATATCGAAAGAGAACCTTAAGACACGAAATTATGCACGCATTCTTGAATGAGAGTGGATTATCCGATTCCTCAAATCAGTATGGCGGCGCATGGGCGAAGAATGAGGAAATGGTTGATTGGTTTGCTATCCAGTCTCCGAAGATTTTCAAGGTGTATTCGGAGTTGGGATTGCTGGAAGGATGTTCTGCTTCAAAGACAACGATGACAGCTGAAGGTGCGACCATGATCACAGCGTGTGGAAATGTTAGTGATGTGATGAAAGTATTGAACGGATGCATCGTGGAGGACAAGAAGAGTGAGTAAGAAGATATCGTTCGGACTGTCCGTAAAAGAGATTCAGAATGCTATCAAGGAGATTAAGGAATACCAGAACAGTCTTCCCGGGAAATGCGAGGAACTGTGCCGGAGGTTATCCGCCGAAGGAATAGCCATTGCGCAGGCCCACATCGGCAGCAGTGGTTTCGGTAAGTACATTCGTCTGTCTTCTGAAATTTCTCCGGAAAAAGCTGGGTGCAAGGCAATCTTCTTCATGGAAGATTCACAAAAGATCGTGAGCAAATGGCAGAATCAAGACGGTGTGCAGAGCAAAGAAATCTCACCGGCACTCATGTTAGAGTTTGGTGCTGGACTTCCGGCACAGAATCCGGCAAACATTCCGGGCGTAGGAACGGGAACATACGGCACACATGGCAATGAGCCGGGATGGTGGTACATGGATCTGGAAGGGGAATGGCACTATGCAACCGGTGTTTCCCCGAAGATGCCGATGTACAACGCCGGTAAGGAACTGAAAGACAAGGTTGTGGAGATTGCAAGAGAGGTGTTCAAAAATTAAGGAATATCCGAGGTGGTAAATTTCGTTGCAACCACGCACCCTATAGGTTAAAAGAGATGCAGGAGCTGCGACACCTGCCGGATAAGTTTGGAGGTATGATGGCTGGGTTCGATTGGAATGAGTTCTATACAGTCTTTGAGAAAAAGATGAAAAAAGCATATCCGAAGTGTACCGTCGGTCGCTACGTAACACCGAAGAACACACAATTTCCGTATTTGGATGTTTCCCTGAGTGATAATTCCGGCGGCAATTATGATCTGCGGGGAAATGAAGGAAGCCAGCGCCCGTTGATCGTCATTACTGCATATGCTACCGGAACCACAGCAGACGGGATCTGCAATGCAATGAGCCAGACGGCAAAGAAGATCATGTTGTCCTATGGATTCCAGTGCCGTGGCGGACCTATACCGGTTGCCAATGCATCAGACCCTAATATTTCCCGGTGGGTAGGAAGATACCAACGGACATTTGGCAGTGGAGATACACTGCAGCAATTTAATTAAAACCCATCGAAATCGAGGGGGTTAGATAAACGCAACAGAGAGCCGAAAGGCTCTTATTTTTATACCGGTTACCGGACAGGTAATCGCTGACCGCAGAAAGATAGCGGTAGAAAGTGAGGAAAAGATGGCAGAACAGGCTTTATCAACCATTGGGGTGGTATTTGGCTGGGGCATTGGTACTTTAACCACACCACCTACATCATGGAAGGAAATTGAAGAGTGCATCAGCATTGGTGGCGTAGAGGTAACCAAAGATAAACTGGATGCAACTCCGTTGAAGTCCAAGAGAAAAAAGTATACCGGAGGTCACGAGGACACCGGTGGTGAGTTGCCGACTGTATTCAATAACACGGATACTTTCGATAAACAGTGGGAAGAGATGCTGGATGCTTACGAAGGAAGAACAGCTACACAGTGTATGTGGTTCTGCGCATATCATCCTAAGAAAGCTAAGATGAATGTGTACATTGTTGAACCCGGATCACTGCCCGCACCTGAGTATGCAGTAGGAAATGTGCTGCAGTATACGATCAACAATACTCTGATAGATTTACCAGATTGTATCACCGCAGTGGAGCCTACTGCGCCTGGAGCCGGCGGCTGATAAAAATTAGTAAGCAAGGAAAACGGGGCGGTCTTAGGACTGCCCCTTCCCCTATAAACAGGGAGAAAGGGAAGGAATATGAGAACTATTACTGTAAACGGAACTGAATTAAACATGGTATTTACTTATGCTGCGGCAGAGTGCAAGGAACTGGTGCAGAGAATGTTCAGCGTAGTGTCTGGATCTTATATTTTTAAAAACAATAGTGAAAACAGAGCAGAAGCGGTGCTGAATGGTACAGCAGAGATGGTTGCAGAGATCCCGCAGATCTGCAGTATTGCGTTTTACGCAGGCTTGCTGGAAAAGAATCCTGCTTCCTTTGAAGATGCAAGATCAATGATGCACACCTACATGGAGGAGAATGAACTGTCCTATGCTGGACTGTACAAGCAGATCAAGACGTGGATGGAGGAGGACGGTTTTTTCAAGCTGTCCGGTCTGACGGAGATGTTGGAGGAAATGATCCAGAATGCGGAAGAGAAGATTCCGAAGCAGCCCAAGGCTCCGCAGGATCACCGGAAGAAGTCAACTTCCGGAAAATAATCTGGGAGGATCATTTTCCGCTGGCGTATGCAATAGGAATCTCTTTGGAGGAATTTAAGCATATGACTCCGACAGAGTTGGGGTACTGCCTAAAAGGCTATGAAACGCGCAGGAAGATGCAGGACAGGGCAGTGTGGGAATACTTCGGCACCTATGGTTTGTCTGCTGTTATGACGGCGGTAGAGCATTGTCTGGCAGGCTCCAAAGCGGTATCGAGGTATATCGAGAAACCAAATCTGCAAGATGGAACATTGCAGAGCAGACCGCTTACGGAAGAGGAAAAAATGTTAGAAGTAGATAAGTTCTTTGCACAGGAAGAAGCAAGAAGAATTAACTGGAGGAGAACACATAGAAAAAAGATGGAACAGCAGGGCGGCGATGTATCATAGCGTTGCCGCTTTTTAGGGCATTTACTATTTCTGCAACCTGTGATAAGATGAGGGTGTGGAGGTAATGCCTATGGTATGCAGATACTGTGGATACGATATGGGTAGTGATGAATTGCTTCTCTGCCCGAAGTGTTTTAAAAGCACGGAACTGAATGAAGAAAATATAAAAAACATATCTGCTACAATACGGCAGATGAACCCAAAGAGAAAGAAATCAGTAGTGCATGATTATTCGGATGAAGAAATCCTTGCATTAGGGTTATACCCAAAGGATGAAGGATACAAAATGAGCCTGATATCTCGGATACTTGGCAAATAATATATAGAAATCAGAAGGAGCGGTTTTCCCGCTTCTTTTTTTGTACTGAAAATTACCGGCTATTGAATGGATGATAGTCGCTGACTTATAACAATTAGAAAGTTGGTGAGTTCGTGGGAGCAGAAGTTGACCGCTTAGAAATAGAGGTTGAGGCACAGGCCACAAAAGCGAATAATGCCTTAGATAAACTGGTTGGAAACTTGGAGCGACTGGCTGGATCCCTTGGAAGCATCGATGGAAATAGTTTCCTTGGTTTTTCAAAGGGAATTTCTGATATTAGTTCTGCCATGCAGGGGCTGAAATCTGCTGATATAAGAAAAACAGACTTTAACAGGCTGGCAAAAGGTATTGCAGAATTAACATCGTTAGACACCTCAGGACTTAGTCGGACAGCAAATGCAATGAATGGTCTTGCTGATTCCATTATGGGCTATGAAGCGGTCGCAAATAGTGCGGAAGCAGTAGGAAATCTTGCAAAGGGTATATCTAAGCTGGGAAATAAGAGCGTTATCACAGCTATCGACAATATGCCGAAGCTGGCAACGGCATTAAACAGCATGATGAATACTCTGTCTAAGGCTCCTACGGTTAGCAGTAATCTGATCAATATGACTACTGCACTGGCGGGATTGGCGAATCAGGGCAGCAAGGTAGGAAGTACTACCCGGAGCATGACAAGTAGCCTTAATGGCTATTCTGCGAGCGCACAGAGGGCATCTAAGAGCAGTAAAGGCCTGGCATCTGTATTCGGATCACTATACGCAAATTTCTTCTGGGTAAAGCGTGGAGCGGATAAACTCTGGAAGTCTATCGAGACATCCATGGATTATGTGGAGACTCTGAACTATTTCGATGCTGCCTTTGGACAGGTTGCAGAGAGTGAAGTCTCCCAGTGGGAAGACGCAGGAGCAGAATCAGCGGAAGCCTATTATAAGTCGTTCAGTGACCGCGCGAAACAGATTACCTCTAAAATGACCGGGTTCTCTGTGAAAGACGATGGAACCTTACAGGCAACGGGGCAGCCCAGTCTTGGTATTGATCCCGAGAAGCTGATGAACTATCAGGCCACCTTCGGTCAGATGGCATCCTCTATGGGAGTTACCGCAGAGACATCATTGAAGCTGTCGCAGGCTCTTACAGAAATCGGTGGAGATCTTGCATCCGTAAAGAACCTTGATTTTGACAAGGTTTGGAATGATATGGCATCCGGCCTTGCCGGAATGAGCCGTACACTGGATAAATACGGTGTTAATATCCGTAATGTAAACTTACAGCAGAAGTTAAATGAACTTGGTATTCAGGCAAATATCACGGCGCTGAATCAGAACGACAAGGCACTGCTGAGAGCAATCATCCTGTTGGACAGCACCAAATATGCTTGGGGAGATTTGGCTACTACGATCAACCAGCCTGCAAACCAGTTGCGATTGATTGAGAGCAACTTCCAAAACCTGTCCCGGACCATAGGTAACCTGTTCCTGCCGGCGGTGTCCAACGTATTGCCATATGTCAATGCTATGGTGATTGCCTTACAGAGACTGGCTACATGGCTGGGAAATCTGCTTGGAATTGATCTTAGCAAGGTTACATCATCAGTAGCCGATAGTAGTTTTGATTTCGGATCCATTGCCGATGAAGCGGAAGCGGCTACAGAAGCAGTCAATAAGCTGCAGAAGGGCATTCGTAAGTTCGATGAACTGGATGTGATTACCACCTCTTCGGGATCATCTTCCGGCAGCGGCGGTGGTTTAGATTCCGGGCTGTTGGACGATGCTTTCAACAAATCCTTCGAGGAATATCAGAAAGCCTGGGATGAAGCCTTTGCCAACATGGAGAATAAGGCACAGGATCTTGCCGATAAGATTGAGGAATTCTTCGCACCTGTGAAGAAAATCTTCCAGGATCTGTTTGATGGTGACTTCTTCGCCGCCGGACAGGATACTTCTAAACTGGTGGCTGGGATTTTTAACTGGTTCGCCGATGCGATTGCGGCGGTGGATTGGTATAAAATTGGTCACAATATCGGAGAATTCCTTGACGGGATTGACTGGATAGATATTTTTCGTTCTGTTGGCCGTCTCATGTGGGAAGGATTGAAAGCCGCATTTGAAGTTGTATCTGGTATTTTTGATGTGGCTCCTGTTGAAGCAACTATACTATCGCTCACTGCACTTCTCAAAATCATAAAGTCACTTACTGGATCGAAGTTCTATGCAGGGATTATGAAGCTGGTAGGTGGCTTTAAAGATTTCTATGCTACAGCAAAGTTACTTGGAAACGGTAATGTTTTTAAAGGATTGTCCGGATCTATAAGTAAGGTACGAGATAATATGGGATTGCTCAACAGAGCAGCGATAACTGCAGTAGCTGGGTTCGCTGAGTTTAAGGTTGTTTATAATACAACGGGTGATTTGATCAAGGGAACAGAAAACCTTGCAGCCGGTTTGGCAAAAATAGGTGGAGCTGTTACATTAGCTGGTGCAGCTATGTATGTTACACTTGGACCTGCCGGAGTAGCTGCTGCGGCAATAACTGGAATCACAGCTGGTCTGATGGGTATAGACAATGCGTTTATTGAAATTAGAGAGTCAGCGAGAGAAAGCGAAGAAATTGATAAATACGGTGATACCCTTGAAAATATTTCGATTAAGGCGCAGGAAGCATCCCAAAGTTTGCTGGAGGCATCGGAGGCAAGACGGACCTTAGTTGAAAATGTTGGAGATATAGATGTCAGCTATATCAATACATTAAAGGATAAATATTTCGAATTATCCCAAAAGATCGGATTGTCGGTAGATGAACAGGCAGAGTTAAAGCTGGTTTCGGAGAAATTGGTAGACTATTTCCCGCAGCTGGAAGAATTTTATAATAGTACGACCGGATTACTCGATGTTCAAAGAGAGACCTTAGAAGAATTAATAACGCAAAAAGAAAAGGAACTTAAACTTTCTGCAATAAGTGATCAGTGGGAAGCAGCATTAAAAGATCAGATTGAAGCACAAAAGGACTTAAAGGAAAATACCACTAGCTTGAAAACGGCAACAGATGAGTTGTCGACAGCATATGCTGAAATGGAAGCATATCAAAATTCGTTTGCAGATCCCAGTATGGCAAATTTGCAGGATTATTGGGATAAAATCGGTAAATTAACTCTAGCCGTTGAGACATATACAGAGTCAACCACCAATGCAAAAAAAGCGTTAGAGGAAATCAATGGTGAAATTGAAGATTATTCGGCAATGTATTCCGAATGGAGTAACGATTTTGAAAATCTGGGTACGGATGGATCTACGGGATATGCGGAGGGCTTTGAAGAATCCGCAAGTAAAGCCATAGAGGCAGCTAATAAGATGATTTCATCAGTGCTGGATGAAATGGCTACGGAACAGGATTCTCATTCACCGTCGAAAAAAACAAAAGAATTAGGAAAAGATGCCGTTGATGGATATAATCTTGGAATAACCGATAATACAGATAGTACACTGGAAATTATTGATGGTTTTATAGATAAGGCTTTGGAAAAATTCTCAACTATTACATCATCGGTTGAGTCTATTGGCGTTAATACCATAAAAGGCTTAATAGATGGCATGAGCAGCATTGAGAATGATCTTTACCGAAAAGCAGAGGATATAGCGGACAATGTCACTAAAACAATGCAGACTGCCTTAGACATTCACAGTCCGTCCAGAGTTATGTTCGAACTGGGCGGGTATACGATGGAAGGTTTTAAGGATGGTATGGAAAATCTATACGATCCTATTGAGTCATCATTGAAAGCATTGGGGGGACGAGTAACAGTAGCACCTTTGGCAGGTGTTGATAGAACATATAACACCACAGAATTTATGAATCAGTATTCAAGTAGGATGAATCCGGTTCAGATAAGTACCAAAAGCAATAGCGAAGCAGATGCGCTTCTAAGGCAACAAAATAATCTGCTACAAAGACAGAATGAATTACTGCTTCAGATATTGCAGAAGCCTACCATTGATAATGACGATGTATTCCAGGCTGCAAGATCCGGCTATCGTGTTGAAGCCACGAGACTTGGGGCAAAAGGTAATCCTCAACTTGTTTGGGGATAGGTCATTGAGGAAACTCCCATAATATGGTATTCTGAATATATCATATTGTGGGAGGGATTATATATGGAATACAAAAGCGTAAATTCAAAAATGATTATAGGTGTGGTGGCAGTAGTTGGAATTATTGTATTTTTTATATGGTTCTTGGTTATGTGCAATACTCCGGAGTACAAATATGGAAAAGAAGCGGTTGAAGATGCAAAAGCGGCTATTTTTACAGCAGATCAGTATTTAGACAGAAAACTTACAGACAGAGAATTTGATATACAGATCATATATTGTAACAAAGATGTCGAAGTTTCAGATAAGGCATACGATATATATTCCAATATAGATTTTATGAGGCTTGCAGTTTCAGATGCTGATGTTTTGAAATATCGAAATCAACTGGCAAATATAATAGGGGAAAAGGAAAGATGATTTTCTAAATACGCTATTGACATATTATGAAAGGTGTGGGGAATATGGACAGTATAAGAAGAGGAGAAATTCCGGACTTTAAAGTAGTGTATGTAGACTCTTTATATGATTATGTTGCAAAGGACGACATAGAATATGCAAATAAAGTAAAGGATGAATGGGAGACATTTAGCGGACTATGTTACATAACGAAAGAAAATGAAATGGAGTTATTGGTTGTAAAAGATAGAGGCGTAACGACTATTGGAACGGTGTTTCATGAGAAGATTCATGGGTTAGATTATTATATGTTTTCTGACTATACAGGTAATTCAAACCTAAGAGAACTACAAGAAAATGTTCCGTTTCATTATTGGACAGAATTTCATGCAGAATATCAAACATATATGTATTTGATTAAGGCAAACGGGTTATCAGATACACCTCAAAAAGCAGCTGACGAATTAAGAGAAAAGATCCAAAATGTGTATAGTGGATTGAAAGTGTACCTTGATGATTTGTTAGATATATCCATCAGACAGTACGGTAGATATATTGCCCTACAGGAGTGCTATCCTGAACTGCCAATCCATAAGGCAAAATTTTATCCTAATGAGAGTTTTATGGATATATACATCTTTTTGAGGAAGCACAGAACTTTTAATAGTATTATGGAGGATATGTCAGAGTGGGACAGGCTGTTGGCTGCAACAGAACAGTCATAAAACTGATGACTGCGGCAATATATTTGGATAGGTAGTTACAAAAGAAGGGGAATCACAAATGAAAACCTTATATATTATTATATTGTTTATTGTTACGCTCATTTTAATGCACATTGAAGAAATAATACAATCGAGAAAGAAAGTTTCAAAAACTAAGAAAAGAATATTAAGACTTATCGTAACTATTGTAACGACGCTTGCTGGAGGAGTAGCATATGATTATACAAAAGGTATATGGTTTGAAGAAAGTAAAGAAAATGGTTTACTGCGAGGCTCAGTACCTTATTATGTAGAAACCAACGAACAGTATGGAAATTTTTGCATTGAATTAGAGTCAAAAGGCGAAATTTCAGAGCAGGGTTTTCAAATATCAATAGGGTATGTTAATTCGGAGTATTCAGAGGTTATAGTTTGGGATTATTCAGAACCAGTATGGTTCAACTTTGAACCTATGGAATATGAGATTACCATTATGAGCCCCGATGGATCATATAATGAAACATATCCATGTACAGTTGGTAAGAATGGGGATACGTTATTGACATTGCCTATATATTGAAAAATTAAGAAACCAAAGACAAGATGGGAATTTTTATGAAGGAAAATGTTCTTGAACAAAGACCTAAAATAGTTACAAAAGGTGAGTATACTATTATAATTATAAGATATTTATATGCGAAATATCAAAATAAGTGCTATTTTGTACTTTCTTTAATTTTTTCATTTTTCATGATATGTGATTGTGAATCAGATTTGTTAATAAAAATAATATTATTTGCTTTGGTTTTTGCGATGTGGTTTTGCTTTTTTAAATTTGGAGGATTTTTTTTAAATAAAATATTAAATAAGAAAATTGGAAAAACAATAGGCATTAATTTATTCACACGAACTATACATATGAATGATATAACTTCTGGTGATAGTAATTCGATTATAAATGAGTTTTATAATGATTTTCTGAATATTGATTTAAAATTTTTGAATAGAAATGTTAAAACACTAACGCATCATATTATAATAGAACAATTTATAAAAAAAATGCAGGATAATGGATACAAAGTTGAAAAGAAATATGATGGTGAGATAGAATATACAAAAAAGAATGGGGAAAAAAGAAAAATAGATATATTAGGAAATTGTGATATATTTGTAGACAATAATAAATATACAATAAAAATAAAGTATAAAAAACAACGATATTTATATGAAACGGCGTACATTAGTAAAAATTTTAGTGATTATATTGCAAAAGTAATTCCAAAGAGATGTTTTTATAATGTTTATATTCCAAAAGAGTTATTGACTGCATTAAAGGAATAGTTCTGATGGTTAATTATCGAACCATAAACAAAATTTGATAGAGAAGTAGCGAATTAGGAGCAAAGAGTAGCATCTTCGGAGCCTTGAAAGAGCAGGCACTGGTGGTACACTTGCTCCTTTTATGTTCCAGCCAAAGATAACATATTTCCAAAATACAAAAGATCTATATCACGACAATAAATAACCAGTATGGAGGAATGAGTTATGTTAGTGGAGATTAGAATTGTAAACAAAGAAGAGGTAACGGTTATCACAAGTCTTGATGTTGCCGAAACATTTGGAAAAGAGCACAAGCGTGTATTGCAGGACATTAGGGAACTACGGTGCAGTGAGGAATTTGGAAAGCACAACTTCGTGCCCTCTTCTTACACATCCGTTCAGAATAAGGAATTGCCGATGTATTATATTACGAGAGACGGATTTACACTTCTTGCTATGGGTTATAATGGTGAGAAAGCGATGCAATTCAAAGAAGCTTACATCCGGCAATTTAATGAAATGGAAAAAGCACTACTCGGAAAGATAAAGGAACGTGAAAAAGGAATTGCTGTCAGACAGGCTCTGACAAAAGCAATTCAGCAGTCTGGCGAGAATGACCGTATGCATGGCCATGCGTATTCAACATATACGGATTTGATATATAAAGCAGTTCTGGGGAAAACGGCAAAGCAGTTAAGAGAGGAACTTGGAATTGGAAAACAGGATAACTTAAGAGACTTACTTTCCACAGAAGAATTAGCTAAGGTTAAATCTGTGGAAATGGTCGTAAGTGGTCTTGTGGACTGCGGCTGGGGATATAATGAAATCAAAGAATTTATTACCAATACAGAAAGAAAGCTGATTGTTGCAGCTTAGATATGGATAGAGCACTTACCTTCTGGTAGGTGCTTTTCTTATACAAAAAATTCCGACTGCCGCCAGATGGCAGCTGCTTACCAGAACAATTAGAGGTGGAGATCATGGCATATAGCGGATGGCTATTGAAAATTGGAAATTACACAGTGGATGAAGAGCGGTTCATCAAAGCTGAAAGCTACAGCCCTTATGACAACATGCAGGTACTGGATCCTTGGACGGATGCAAACGGCTATGAGCACATCAATGCCGTAGATCTGAAGGCTTTGAAGGTGGAGTTTGAAACACCGGCTGGACTCACGAATGATGACTTCAAAGAGTTCATGGATAGGATCCGTGAGAATTACGTGGAGGGTAAGGCACGAAAATGCATAGTTACAGCATATATCCCGGAATATGATGATTATGTGACCCAGCTTTGCTACATTTCTAATTTTCAACCGCAGATCTATGGAATATATGATGGGAAAATCCATTACAATTCGATTCGTTTTGCGATAATCGGAGGTGTGGCGAATGATTGAGTATAAGCACGAAGATCTCTTCCGGGATGGAACCGATAAGCAGCTGAGTATAGTGTCCTCTGATGGAAATGTGAATATCACTAATTCAGAGATCCATTACGAGCAGTTCGAGCTGAAGGAAAGCCTTTGCTCACAATCAGAATTGACCTTTGGGGCCTGCGAAGCCAGTCAGATAAAATTTAAGATATCGAATGTATTTACATCGATGGTGGGAATGCAGCTTGCAGTTACCACTACTTTAGAGGGGCAGAAGGATGCTCCTTTTTCTTTTGGAAAATATAGAGTTGTATCGGATAAACCAACTGCAGACCGCCGGTACCGAAATGTAACGGCTTATGATACCATGTACGACATCCTGAATGCAGAGGTATCCAGGTGGTATAACAGCCTTGCATTTCCGATGAAACTCAGGGCATTCCGTTACAGTTTTTGTGCCTATGTCGGCGTGGAGCAGGAAGAAATCACGCTGGTTAACGATGATATGGTAATAGAAAAAACCATAGATCCCGAAGAACTCTCGGGAAAGACAGTTATTGAGGCTATTTGTGAGATCAACGGCTGCTTTGGACATATCGGCAGAAATGGGAAATTACGGTATGTGGTGCTGGAGCAGATGATCGAGGGGCTGTATCCGGCGGATGATCTGTATCCATCCGATGACCTTTATCCTGCAGATCCGATGGGCACCACAGAGGTATCTCGTAGTCACTATATCTCTTGTCAGTATGAGGATTTTATCTGCCAGCATGTAGACAAATTGCAGATCCGCCAGGAAGAAAATGATATCGGGGCAATCTCTGGTACCGGTGATAACTGCTACATCATCGAAGATAACTTTTTAGCGTATGGCAAGTCTGCGGCAGACCTGCAGACCATCGCAGACAACGTCCTCAGCGTGATCGGTGTCGTATGGTACCGTCCGGCACAGGTGGAAGCCCGCGGCAATCCCTGCCTGGAGGTAGGGGATGGTATATTGTTGCACACAACTCGGGAGACCATTTATACCTACATCCTGCAGCGCACATTAAAAGGCATACAGGCACTTCGTGACAGCTATACGGCGGAGGGCGAGGAATACAGGACCGGACAGGTTAATGGACTGCAGAAGCAGATTATCCAGTTAAAGGGAAAAACCAACACACTGACTAGGACGGTGGATGAAACCCGTCTGGAAATGAAAGATATCAACCAGAATCTGTCCACGCAGATCAGCATCAATGCACAGCAGATACTTACCAAGGTATCCAAGGACAATATCGTATCTGAGATCAATCAGACGGCGGAGAGCATAAAAATCAAAGCCGAAAGGATAGATTTGGTTGGTATCGTCAATGCAGATGAGATGGTAGTAAAATATGCGACCATTGAGAACTTGAATATAACCAAATTGGAGTTAAACAACCTGATTGCTACCAAGGCGACTATTGATTCACTGAATGCTGTCAGTGGCCGCGTGGGGAGCCTGGAAGCAGATCATGTGACTACATCTGATCTGTCAGCCGTATCAGCCCGTCTGAGCAACGTGGAAGCCAACTATATCAGCGCCAGCACTGTAAAGGCAGACTACATGGAGGTATCCAACTGGACATCCTCTGGGGTGATTAAAGCGGACAGAATCAGCGCTGCGACTATCGTAAATAAGCTATCAAGCGTTGATCTGGTCAGCGTAAGAGCTATCGGTGTGTCGGGCTATATGAATTATAAGGGTACGGTAGTTGCGTGGAGAACAAAAACCATTAGTGGGACTGTTATTACTTATTTGGGGCCGGAGGATTAAGAATGAGCAATTTAGAAATCAAGGAATTTAGTCAGGCAATTACAAACTTTGTGGAAGCATCTCCGTTGCCGGAGGAAGTCAAGCGTATGGCATTACAGGAGAATTTGGCACGTCAGGAGCAGAAAGCCAGAGATGCATTACTGGCGGAAATTGCGGATCGGGATGCGGCCGAGGCGGCAACACAGGAGGAGGTGAAGCAGGATGCAGAGAGCGTATGACTGGGAAGAGAACTATTGGGAGAATAAGCCATTGACCAGGACACCAGTAAATAAAACCAACTTGGACAAGCTAAGTAATGCGACTCGCACTATTGATGAGCGTGTGATTACTCTGGACCTGACTAAGCTGTCAAAGATAGAAGCTAATGGGATGATCACGGGTATTACTCTTAATCAGGATACCGGAGATATTACGATTACGTATTATTCTGGTGCAAGTAGTGTTTTGCATACTCTGATGGCTCAGATTGCCATTAACTTCGGATACGATCCAGTTACTGAGCGGCTTATCATTTACTTAAAGGACGGAAGCAAACAGTACATAGATCTGTCTGCACTTATTACGCAGTTTGAATTTCTTGATTCGGACACCGTTTACTGGTCCATTGGAGATGATGGAAAAGTAAAGGCAGACATCAAGAACGGAAGCATTACTGCAGATAAACTGCAGCCGAACTATCTTGCAGACATCACAGTGCAAGCAGAAACAGCAACACAGCAGGCATCTGCGGCGGCATCATCTGCAGCACAGGCCAAGATAGATGCGGATCGAGCAGAATCGTATTCAAAAATCACTGAACCTAAGTTCTATCTGGATGAAACCACGATGAACCTTTATATGAAGGATGGCGCAGGAGTGGATTTTGTAGTAGTTGATAATGTTTTATATTGGAAGGTAGCATAAGGAGGACAATGACATGGCAGCACCGGAAGGTTACAATGCTCTCGGAAAAATCGGAATATCTTACAAAGGAGATTACGACTCCAATACCACATATGAGCGACTGGACGCGGTTGAACATAACGGCAGTACATATCTGGCCATCAAAGATGCTCCGGACGGAGCACCGAGGGATGATAAGCTCAATTGGATCTATTTGGCCAAGGGATTTAGTGGTGACATCGGAGATTCAGAGATCGCGTTTACTGAGGCGGAGAACCGCGAAAACATTAATACGGGCGAGAGCGTAAAGACGGTCTTTGGCAAGATTAAAAAGTTTTTTGCGGACTTGACCGCACCGGCTTTTGCGCAGATGATCACATCCAAGGATGATCTGCTGGCTACTAAGGCTACCGGCTATGTGCCGGATGCCAAGGCGGTAGCGGATGCCGTTAGTGAGGTAAATGGCAAGTTATCCATAAACAGAATCGAACGAATTACAGATAATAAATTACATAATATTAACTTTAAAAATTATGCCAAAATTACAGCTGTTGCCATCATAAAACCACAAGAAAATATGTATCTATCATATTCTTTTGATATTCCGACAGAGACTTTATCTGCCGCATATGGATACTGGACACAGGGTCATTATAAAACAAGTTCAGATACATCATCATGTGTACTCTATATGAATCAATCCAACATACGATTTGTTGAGGCTTACTATTGCGGCAACTCCGTAAAATTAGATTCTCTTGAAATATATGCAGCTAAATAAGTGCCTTAAAATATATAGATATCTCACTGGAATCGCTTATATAGGTAGGATACACTTTCATCCCCTTCCGAACTGGTACGACTTCGTTCTGGTATGATGCATAATAATTTACATCAGTCACTTTACCGAAACTATTTGAACCTGTACTACTACCGACTATATTAACGACGGCTACCATCCTTCGGAGTATTCCAGAAAACTGTATGGATACATATCCGTCTGATGGAATAACATAGGGATTGGATTCTGTATATGCGTTTAATTTTACAGCATCTGCAAAATTATTTTTGCTTAACTTGCCATTTAGCGTAGTAGATCAGAAGGCGGGCACGGCCTTAAACAGTGCCAGAAAGGAGTCCTGTAATGGGCTATATCAAATTTAAAAATAAAGAGACCACACAGCTGGTCGTTGTATCAGAGGAGAGCCCTCATGTGATCCGGATCACCGGAGACAACCTCACAGTAAATACCAATGGCTTCCGCCTCTATCTGGACGCAGACTGCAAATATCCGTTGGATAATGGCGAGTATGCGGCATACACAACTTTATTCCGCGAGGGTGACGGCTGGTATGAGCTGTCCGATGACGGCTCCGTATATATTGAGCCGGTTGCACCGGTGCAACCTGAACCGACCGAGGAGGAGCTTGCAGAGCTGGCCAGACAGCAGCAGATCAGTCAGGTGACCGCTCAGATCGATGGTCTTAAAGCACAGATTGCCGCCAGTGACTATAAGGTTATCAAGACCTATGAGTATGCTCTCCTCGGCGAGCAGACCGGGTACGACATGGAGGCTGTCCATGCAGAGAGACAGGCTCTCCGTGACCAGATCAATAGCCTAGAGACCAAGCTGGCAGATCTGACAGCAGAGTAGGAGGTTGCCTATGAGAGTGAGAGACGGTCCGCCCATACAATTACATAGTAACTATTGAGCCAAGAGCCGATTACTTTCCTGCCGGGAGGTGACCGGCTTTTATTTGAGTGAGGTGCGGCATGAATGAAACCGAAATGGAACATCGACTTACTGAGGTAGAAGCCAGATCGAAATCCAATACTCATCGAATTGATAAGTTGGAGAGAGTGACGGAAGAGATCCATACCATGTCAAACACGATGATTCAGTTAGTGGAGGAAGTAAAACACACCAATGAGACGGTATCAAGCCTGGATCAGAAGGTTGAAAAGATGGACAGTCGTGTCGATGACATGGAGCGTGCTCCTGGAAAAGAGTGGAGCAATGCGAAAAGAACAGTATTTAACACCGTTGTAGGTGGACTTATTGGAGCTATAACTACAGGACTTATCTGGGCTGCAGTGCAGGCATTTTTATTATAAGGAGGATATGAGTTATGAGTACAAGTACAATCATGGTAATTATTTTGGCAGTGTTGACAGCACTGGTGGTAGGAACATTTTTATGGGTGTATATCCGTGACAAGACTATCGATGAGATCAGAGTGGATGTATATCACTTGTTCCTGAAAGCAGAGCATAAATTTAAGGAATCCGAATCCGGAAAGCAGAAAATGAAATATGTAGTAAGTCAGGCACGAATGCTTTTACCGTCATGGCTGCAGTATTTTATTACTGATGATTTTTTGGAAAGCGTTATTGAGCAATGGTTTCGTGCAGTGAAAGACCTGCTGGATGATGGGAAAATGAACGGATCTGATAAGGAAGAGGTGAAAGAATAATGAAAACAGGCAACGGAATGGTGGAATATGCACGCAATAGACTGGGGACACCGTACTTTTACGGTGCCAAGATACCGGAAGGGGCGCTTACAGAACGTAAGATGAGCACCATGCATGCTATGTATCCCAAGGTCGTGACTATCTCCTACATGGCAAAGGCACGGCGAAAGGGGCAGGTCGGCAAGGTCAATGTGGACTGCTCTGGACTGATCGCCGGTTACCGACAGCTTAACATCGGCTCCTATCAGCTGTATCAGACCGCGTACACCCGGATGCCGATTGCAAAGATCAATGATTTTGCGGTGGGAACCGTCTTGTGGAAATCCGGGCACGTAGGTGTGTATATCGGAAAAGTAAACGGAGTACCTATGTGTATCGAAGCCAAGGGGATCAATTATGGCACAGTCATGACAAAGGTATCCGCGACAAAATGGGTGTATGGCTTGACTTTTAAGAATATGGATTACACCTACGATGTAAAGGTACCTGGAACCTGGAAGGGAGTAAATCCATATAAGGAGCCTACAGCAATTGTCACTAGCGTGGCGCAGGCGAAAAAGAAAGGTATCAAAAATTACATCTCACGAGGTGAAGGTGTCAAGTGGATCCAGTGGGAACTGATGGAGGCTGGTCTGCTGACGGAGGCTGATATCGACGGTATCTGTGGTCCTAAGACAGTGGCAGCGATCATTGCCTACCAGAAGTCCTGCAAGATCACAGCGGACGGACTGGCCAGACAGACCACAAGAAAGTATCTGGCTGCAGCTTAATCTATTGACGTGCCGCGAGGAATATGATAAATTAAACGAGTATTATATTATTCGTTTCATCGAAAGGGCAGAGAGTGTTGGGAAAACTCTCTGCCTGTTCTCGTTTAAATGGCAAGTTAAACCAGGACACCGATTTGACTTTAGTCAATTGTGTATCATGGGAATCTGACAATACAATTTCAAAAATAGGTAACAGAGTATTTGTAACGTTAGGCGTACGAATTACATCTGAGCAGTCTAGCGGATCATTAATTATTGCCAGTATTGCAAGGACATATTACCCTAAAACTACGTATGTTAGAGCAAATGCAGCAGGTGGTACAAATGGCGATAATCACATGCTTTATATTAGTAAATCTAATGGCGTAGTAATATTAAATCTTTCGACAGAACGGTATTATTCTGCCAGTTTCTCATACTTGGCAAATTAGGCTATTTATATGCTACAACAAAATTTAGGGTAAATGTTGCGTCATTACTTACAGTAGCAATTTGATATGCATAAAAATTACCATTAATTGCAAGACGCACATTAACAGCCCAATTACAGTTTACGAACACGCCAAATACGTTAGCATTACTTGGTAATCCAAAGTCAGATAAAGATCCTAATAATGACTGTCTATTTGTCACTAGCAGAGTAACAGATGTTGATATTGATGCAAATTTCAAACCACTTAACTTGCCATTTATTCCATGTCTTTTATATAATCTATGTAGTCCATAATTATTTTTTGTATCACATCGCTGTATTTATCTGCAATTACATAGTAGTCATATCCGTTATATTTCCATAAAAAAAGCAAATTAGAAGAATAATATACATGGATGTCTACATTATTATATGTTCTTTTATAGCAGAAACGATATCTATTTGAAACGTTATAGTTCTTTGCCATTCCAATAATATAAATTCCGTCCGAAGAATAACTAAGTTCATAACTATTCACCTGTACATTTTTATCATCATAAGAGGACTGGCTGGGACTGGTGAGCATGGAAGTTCCGGAAGAATTCTTATCCATCCACCAGAAGAATCCACGATGATGGTCCGCTTGACTGTTATGGCTTAAAGCCAAAATCATAAAGGATATAGCAACGGCTGCAATAGCGGATAGAGCAACTGCAGTAGAATGATTCCTCTTTGGTGGTGCAATTTTTATAATACGAGACGGCATCTTATTATTTGGCAGCACATATTTTATTTTTTGCACTGGTGCATAAAAATCCTTTTCGAGGTAGATAAGTTCATTGACCATCAAATCGATTAAGTTGGTGTCTAATCTGGACGGCCGGCGGAAATACTGTTTGTATAAGGCTTTTTTCACTTCTTCTAGCAATGACATTTTCAAATCCTCCATGACTATATTATAAAGTGCAGGACCGGTGGGGGGAACTGGAACATATTACCAGTAAAATTGGACCGGTAGGCATTGTATAATAGCACAACGGAGGTGCAAGATGCTGATTATAGATATTGCGTGTAAGAGCAGACCAGAGGAACTCCTGAAGGCTTTGGAGAGGATTCATAATACGAAGAAGATAAATATGGAGATCAATCTATATTCCGATACATTCAAGCTATTCTCGCATTGCTATAAAGAGAGGGTGGATATGGTGATTTTTGTGGATCAGATTAACCCGCGGGTAGATGATTTCGATATGGCATATCATCTGAAAGCCCTGAATGAACATATTATGCCGGTGATCATCGGTGGAGAGCTCCCGGGCGGTGGCATTGATAAAAGATCTGGTCACGCGGAACTCTTCGAATATATTCCGCTGGAGGCAGTTCAGTTTGTATTACCAGATGTGATTTTATATGCCAACAGAAGAGTAGGAGAAAAAGAGAACATATGCCTATCCTACCGATGGAAGAACGAGGAATACGAGGTGGATTTGGACAGGATCCTTTATTTCTATTCCGAACACCGGATCATAAAATATGTGGATGCGGGGGGAATGCAGGGCGTGTTTTATCAAAAGCTGGATGTGGTAGAGGATGCACTTCGTGAGACTGGTGCATTTATCCGGGTGAGCAAGAGCTTTTTAGTGAATAAGAGGTACATACTTTCCACTACCAGTAAAGAGGTTGTAATGATGAATAATACCCATATAAGTGTCACCAGAGCCTATAGGGCAAACATAAAGGACATGTAGGTTAAATTGTCCACAGCACAGTCAAAATGTGCACATGAGCCACACAGAGCTATTTGAACATGGTAGGGTATCCCTACAAAGATTACAATATCTTGTAGTTGCAAAACACGAACAAATGTTCTATAATAACCATATCGCTAACTTAGGGATGTGTGGACGTGAAAGGGTGGTTACATTGGACGGAAGAGAAGCTGTAGAGTATCCTGCGGAAATGACAAATGAAGAGTACCGGAAGCGGTTAATTGCTATTTTTGCTAAAATGGAAAATACGGAAAAACTGCGCTTCTGGTATAAGTATATAAGCGCAATAGAAAAGGAAGAGGGTTAATCCTCTTCCTTCAGACTGTAGACAAAACGCTTTTGGTCAGCACTCCAGAAGCGTTTTTCTTGTTTTGGGTTCAAAAAGTGTGTACTTGATCAATAATAAACACTTTTGGGTTCCCCTTTTTCCCTTCCTGGCTATCATCTTTGCCAGTTTTTTCAGATTCATGCAGGCAAACGTAAGCCCGACTTTCA